CAGATTTTGTTTCCGCAACACGATCTCTAACTACTTTTTGGTGAGCTTTCATTTTTTCAAAAACTCCAGCACTTGCTTCGACGCATCGCCTGCGCCCTTCCCAACAATTACAGTGTGGCCCACTGATCTCAGATATTCGATAACTTTTTTCTGATCGGGGGAAAGTCTGCCGCCCGTGGCCCTTTTCATTTCCACCCACAAATTGCAGGAGGGGATATAAAGATCAGGTATCCCTCTGGTGACCCCCTCGGCCTTCAGCCGTGTCGCCACGCTAATCGATCTCTTCTCACCGTTTGGGATCGCAAAGATCAGCGTGTCTGGATATTTGGCCCGAAACCAGTTCACAAAACCCACCTGTTCAGAATGCTCGGAATGTTTAAAACGGTATGTCTTCGACACCCCAATCAGCGATTGGGCCTTCTTGCGCCTCATATTTTCTCTCCACTTTTGTATAATCGAACTGCACAACCTCAAAGTATTTCGGATTGTATGTCGAGGGTTTTATTTTGATGCGGCTGGGCCAGTTCCAGAAATGGCACTCGTCCATCGCCTCGTCTGTCGTGTCAGCGCCAGAGGCCAGCAGTGACCGCCGCGCCTGATATCTGCTGGCCGCATAGCCACCGTGATTTGGACAAAGCCATTCGTTTACGCTTCGCATTCCGCAGTAGTATGTGACCTTGACTGAATCAGGTTTGCCCTCCTTGCGGTGGCGGTGATAAAGGACGCTGTCCACGTCCACCCATTCGGCTTTTACTTGGCCCGACAGCATGGCCCCATCGTAACTTTTGGAGCCGTGATTTAATGTGCGAGGTGGGAACTCATGGCCGCAAACGTGGCATTGTAACGCCGCCGCAGGACACATTGTTTGGCAAGCCTCGCACTGCTTGACGGGTGCCGCACCCTCTTCTGCCTTCGCAGATTTATCCTTGGGCTTTACCTTATCAATAAATCCATGCCGCTCAACATTGGCTCCGAAATCAAGCACCAAACAATCAGTCTTTCCTTCTGCAATCCTAGTGCCGCGCCCAATCATCTGGACATACAGCCCCGTAGACGCTGTCGCCCTGACCAGCGCAACAACGTCCACGGCAGGGTGATCAAATCCAGTGGTCAGCACGTTCACATTTATCAGGCATTTAATCTCACCGCTCTTAAAGTCTGCAATGGTTGTCTCCCGCACGGCGCTGCTGTCACTGCCAGTAATCACCTCGACTTCAATGTCGTGGTTTCCAAATTCGTTGGCCAACATATGCGCGTGATTGACGCCGCTGCTAAACACCAGCCAGCTTTTTCGATCTTCGCTCAGTTCCACAATTTCTTCGACAGTTTTTCTCACCAGTTCGGGATCAGACGCAGCAGTGGCAAGGTCGCTCTCAATAAACTCACCGCCCCGTTTTTTGACGTTGGTCAGATCGATCTGGTTCAGACCGCCTTTGCTAATGACAGGCGACAGGTATCCCTGCTCCATCAGCATATCGATTGGAATGTCATGGGCAATGCCGTCAAAGATAGCGCCCTCGCCTTTGTGCAAATATCCTGTGTCGAGCCGATACGGCGTGGCTGTCAGACCCACCACTTTGATCGCGGGGTTGCACACCTTCAGATCGGCAATAAACCTGTTGTATCGCGTCTCAGTGTTTTTGGGCAGCATGTGCGCTTCATCGATTAAGATCAGGTCTGGTGCAGGAATGATGTCATACGCCCTCTCCCAGACCGACTGGATGCCAGCAAAGGTAATGGGGCGGTCTAAGACCTTCTGCTTTAGACCCGCACTGTATACCCCGTAATCAGCTTCTGGATACATTTTCAACAGGCCATTGGCCCCCTGCTCCAAAAGCTCTTTTACATGCGTCACAATCATTACCCGTGTGCCAGCAAATGCCATAGCGTCCTTTACGATCTGCGCTATAATGGCCGTCTTGCCCGACCCCGTTGGGGCCACGATCAATGGATTATCGCCCGACTTACTCGCCCAATAATTGTACAAACCATCGACAGCTTCTTTCTGATAATCGCGTAATTCAAACGTCATGGGACAGAACTCCTTCACCGTGGGACAGAACTCTTTTTCTCAATTCTTCGCTGTTGTCTTGATTGCGGATCACGCCTTGTGGGGTCTGATACTCCACGAAATCATCGCCAGCGTCTATGATCTCCCAATCGTCAGGAACCATAAACGGATTAAACAGGTGGCCCCCCGCGCCTTCCTTGCGGCTCCAAGTCCCGTCTTTTTCTGGGGTGCTGTGCGCGTCTGTCCGATCATTAACCTCTGGCAATTCACCACCGTGGCAAATCGGAATGTAAGAGCAAAACCGACAAGCAAACTTTGACGGGTCGTGACTGATTTTAGACGGTGGCTTTTCGTCAAAAATGATATTGCTGGCCTTGCTGATTAGCATCTCACCTTCTGCCCGATCCCGCTTGATCCGCTCAGAATAAATCTCATCTGTGTTTTTGTTCACAGCAAAAAAATAACAACGATCAATGTCAGCCAAATGCATACCGACTTGGCACTGCGCCCAGTATTGCGGCTTGCTGATCCTGACGCCCTTCATCTTTGTTTGGGCAAAGCTCTTGTCGTTCATTGTTTTGAACTCCAGCGTGTGCGTCTCTTTGCTTTCTGGGAAGCCAATTCCAATGCCGTCCAGCGACAGAGCAAAATGACCCCCACAGGCCGTGTAATTAATCTGTCGGCCCGTTTCTGGATCGACCTCCCACACCTCTACCCCAATCGCCCGAAGGTTTGCCACGATCCGCTCCTCCTCGCGGTCACCCGTTTCAAACAGGCGCAGCATACGTCCCTCAAAGCTCTGTGAGCTTGCGTGTCGAAACTGATACCACAATGCCCGACTGCACGGGTTGCCTATCTGTGAGCCGCCCAGATGCGCCCTGTGGCCGTTATCGCGGCTGGCCTCGTAGTGTTCGTAAATTTTCTGCACTGTGGGCGATGGATTGTATTTTTCAAGGTTCATCTTGGCTCCTCTCTATTTGTAAAATGGGGCAGCAAAAGCCGCCCCATCGCAAAACAGATTATCGCTTCCAAGGTGGCGTTGACGATGCCGCTGAAGCCTCCGCAGGGGCCGCTGTAGCAGCGCCATTGGTTTTGGCACTTGAGTACCCTTTGATCTCATTAGAGGCGCTGTACTGGCCGTCTGCGGCCTTGACCGCCACCTTCACCACCAAAGGCTTGTCGTGCAACTCGCTGCTGTCCTTGGGCGTCATAACGCCCGTGGCGTGGCAGATGGCCGACAGAGTGCGCTGTGCTATGTCGACTGCAATTTGGTTCGGATTATTTAAATTCAAACGATCTATCAATTTGCGTCCAGCATACTGGCCCTCAACAATTTCCAGCCCAAGCTGCAAATAGCTGCCAGTCATCGCCTTAGTCGGCTTCTCCTCGCTCTCGACAATCACTGCCGAATAGTTTCCCGATGGGAGCGGCTCGTATGTTGCGGCTGGTTCAATAGCCGCTGCGTTAAAACCATTTAGTTCCATGTGAGTTTTCCTTTCACTCTGCTACAAAATCTGCAAATGGGTTGCGGTCAAACGTGAAGGCCAGAGGCTCAGACACGTTAAACCGATTTTTCGTGACGCTCGACGCCTGTGGGTGGCAAATGATCTCCCGCTCCCCCGTCGAAATCGCACGTTTCTTGTCGCCGTCACCGCCACGAATTAAAGTCTTCAGCCTGATCAAGCCGACCAGATCGACGTTGTCAGTATAATGTGGCAGTGACTTCTTGTGCATCCGCACGGTGTATCGTGCAAAGGCGTCCATATCTGGCAGGTCAAGCATCTCAGTATCAGCGTGGCCGATAAAGATGACGTTCATTCCCTTCTCATACGCGAGTGATCCCGCCCAGTCTCTGATCTGGCGATGCTTCTCAGCCGCCGTGCTATAGCCAGCGCCGTAACCGCCGCCAGCTTGATTGATGCTTTTTGCTTTTGGATCAGCAGCCACAATCTCAGCCTCGACCATCGTCGCAAGTTGGGTGATCGAATCAATCACCAGCGTCTTGTGGTCGTGCTTTTGTGTGGCAAGCGCCTCAATCGCGTCCAGCACGTCTTGTGTGGACGTTGCCAGTGGAAACAGGCTGACGTTGTCATTGCCTGCAAGACTGGCTGTGCCGTCCTCTGTGCGAATGAACACTGGACTGGGGAACATACTACTTAGAGTTGTCTTCCCCATTCCACCTTCGCCAAACAAAGTGCAGATGATAGGTCGCTGGCCGCTTGGCTTGCTCAGTGTTTTAAGATCAATTGCCATTACTCAACCCTCCATGCCCGAAAACTTTCATCTTCCTGCTGTTGGCAACGCACAAGTAGCCCCATGCGCTTCGCTGTATTTCTGATGCTGGTAGCTTGCGTCTGGCTCTCAAGCTGAACGCTGTCGCCAACTTCCATTTTCCGTAGCAAATCCTTCCATCTGCCTGACCTGTCCCGTGAGGGTGCCGTCATTGGCACCCCCTTTTCGATCTTAAACATTACCAATCTCCCTTAAATACGATGGCAAATACCTCGTCCAAAATTTCATCTATGCTGCGGTTCATTTGCAAACTCCAAGTCTGGGTGGTCGCGCCACCTGTTCAATTTACGTTCTAGCTTAATCTGTGCTGGGCTTTTGTGGTCACCGTTCATCACAGTGACACACGCTATCGCAGAGATCAGCATCTCAAGCTCGACATCAGTCAGGCGCATTAAAGCACTTCAACCTTGACGCCGATTTTGCCAGCTTTTGTTTCAAAGGCAGGCGCAATCTTGGCCCACAACTTTGGCTCATTAGCCAACAGGTAACGGCAGCCAGCGGCATCCGCGCTGATTGTGTGTTTGACTGGCTGCAAATGTGCGGGTATTTTTTTAGAAACTTTGTCCCAAACGATGGCGTCAACTTTACGAGACACGGGCTGTGTCAGCGTAATCTTATGGCCTTCAGTTTTGTGGGATATGGAGCCTTCATCTTTGGCTTCTAGTGCAGCGTTAAGCTGCTCTTCAATCGCGTGGCGCTTTGCGGTCAGCGCCTTCTCTTGAGCTTTAATATCCAGCCAATCAGAGGCAAGAATATCGACATTGATATTTTCCATTTCGTTCTCCATTTTTTCACATTCACTTTTTCTACAAGCCGATCTTTACGAAATTTATTTTATGGTGTAAAGCCTTTTTTTGAAAATATGCAAAATTGGAGACTGCAATGGACAATATGATACCTCTTCAGACGATACGGGACGCCCTGCAAGATCGCAGACTAACCGTTGTCGCAGAGAAATCTGGGCTGTCGCACCCCACCGTAAAGGCCGTGGCGACAGGCAACGAACGAATCAGTTTGAACACTTGGAGGAAATTGTCAGAATATCTCACCGTATATAAATAAGAGGTCAAAAAAAATGACTAACGTGGAAGAGTATTGCGAGAAACTGGGCTGGTATTTGGTTACGATACCCGCTGGCACAAAAGGCCCAACCCGCTTTGGATGGCAGAAGCCAGAGCAGGCACTGTCTGATCCAGAAAAAGCGCGTCTGTATTACGAGCAGAACCCAACGCACAATGTGGGCTTGCTGCATGGGGCGTCTGGAACCTGTGCAGTGGACATCGATCATGTCGAATACACCAAGATGATCTTCGAAGAACTGGGGATCGACTTCTCAGAGCTTATGCAGTCGGCACCCCAGATTATTGGGCGCGAAAATCGTGGCAAGCTGATCTTCAAGGCACCGCCCGATTTAATCACCCATAAAATATCGTGGCCTGTCGAGGGCGATCCGCGCAAGACAGAAGTGGTCTTTGAGCTTCGCGCTGGGGCCGTGCAAGATGTGCTGCCGCCATCGATCCATCCAGACACGGGCCGTCCCTACGAGTGGTCTGGTCGATCTATCTTCGATGGCTTGCCAGACCTACCGCCGCAGCTTCTCACAATCTGGCGAGAGTGGGATAAATTTCGGCCACAGATGGTGGCGATCTGCCCGTGGGCGCGTGAGCCAGAATTTCAGCCACCGCGCAGGCCAAGGCCAAAAGGTGACGGCACATCTGTCATCGACGCCTTTAATGAGGCGCACGATATGCACAGTTTATTAGTTCAATACGGCTACAAGCAAACCGCCAAGGATCGCTTTCTATCACCCAACAGCACATCCAAACTGGCGGGGGTAAAGGTCTTTGATGATGGTCGCGCATACAGCCACCATGCCAGTGACCCGTTTGATTCGGCTCACAGCTTCGATTGCTTTGAGTTGTGGTGCCAGTACGAACACATGGGCAATGTCACCAAGGCCGTCAAAGACGCCGCTGCGTTTCTCAACGTGACCAACAATCCAGATCACGAATATGATGAAGAGGCGATTAAGCACGGTGCAAAAGTGGCGGCATCAATTATGTCCACACCAGCAGCCAAGGCCGAGCCTTTGGGCAATATCCCAGATCACCTGTTGTCAGTACCGGGCGTCTTGCAGGACGTGGTCAATTATTATTCTGTCACCGCAATCAAGCCACAGCCGCAGTTTGCTGTTCAAGCGGCCATCGCCTTTGGCTCCACAGTAATGGGCAGGCGTTGGGTGACAAACCAGCGGAACTTCTCCAGCTTGTATCTGCTCAACATTGGTGAGACTGGATCGGGGAAAGAACATAGCAAGACCGTTCTGGAGCGGCTGCTTGAAGAGGCGGGGTTAGAAGACCTGATCGGGCCAGCGGGGTACACCAGTGGGGCGGGGGTGATGTCCACCCTCACCAAAAAACCAGTTCACGTATCTGTGATTGATGAGATGGGCCGTATGCTCAAGTCAGCAGCGGCCACTGGAATGCAGCATAAGGCCGATGCCCTGACATCCATTATGGAAGCCTTCGGACGTACAGACGGCGTCATGCGGCAGGCTGGCTATGCAACCAACACAATGAAGGCCAGCGAGGCCGAAAAACTGGAGAAGGTGGTCAGGCGTCCTTCCCTGACGCTGGTGGGCATGTCCACGCCGTCAGAATTTATGAAGGCCATTGGAGGGGGCGATGTGGCTTCTGGGCTGCTGAACAGGTTCCTGATTGTGAAGACAGATATCGGCGTCCAACTATCTCAAGAAATCACAACGTCCACAATTTCAGAGCGGCTGAAGTCTTGGGCCACTGATCACGCTAACGCCATTAACGGGACGTTAGACCCCGGATCAACGCACGATGTGCCGCCCTCACCAATGGAGGTGGCATTCACACCAGAGGCCAAGGCGATCCTGAGACGCTACGAGGAGCGGCTGGTGGACGCGATAAAGAAAGAGGCAGGCACTGGGCTGGAGGCTATGTACAATCGATCCAGAGAGATCGCCATGCGCCTGTCACTGATCATTGCCAGATCAATGGGGCAGGAAAGTATTGGTCTGGACGCAATGCAGTGGAGCATCGACTACGTCGAGCATTACGCTACTGAGACCATCAAGATGTTCAAGGCCAATATGGCCGATGGCCCCTTCGATGCCTGCTGCAAGGCAGTCTTTACCAAGATCGAAACGGCGGGGTTGGCTGGCATCACAGAGAGCCAGATTACCAGATCGGTAGGGGCATTCGCAAATATGGACAGACGCAAGCGTGGAGACGTTCTGGACGCGCTGGCGAATGATCGTGGCATAGAGTGCCGAAACTTAAACGAGGGCAAGCGGGGCCGTCCGACGATGGCTTGGTTTGCACCATCAATTCAATAGGGGGGGGCATAATGTTTGAGCGAGAGCAGTGGAAAAAAATCTACGAGCAGAATTTGATAATGAGGGGCGCATTGGAGGAGATCAGAGACATCGCCAATGTCAGCGAGGGTGTGCAGTTCTATGCGATGTTGGCTGAGAAAGCCCTCGACAAATGCCGCGAAGATTAACTGCATGATTTATTGCATCATTAAACATTGGGGTATTTGTCAATGATTTCAACGGGTTTTGATTTATTGTATTTATTGCATTTATTGCG